ATCTAGTTTTAATCTGCCTGTATAGTCTGTAATAAATTCATAAGGTTGATAACTACCTGAAAAATGTGAAGTGTGATTAGTCCAATCTCCATTTATTGCAGTTTGAAGCATTTGATCTTTATGTTTATTAGTAAACAGTATGTTAGTTGGAAAAATATACATTACGGTTTATTAAATCCTTCAATTTTCCATAAATGTCTTTTGCCTGATTTGGTTGATTCTCTTTTATGGTTTGTTGCGATATTATTAGTTACAACAAAGTCTCCTTTTTTCCATTTATGTGCATAAATTCTATTAGGGTTATATAATAATTTTTCTATTGCTTGTTTTTCTTCATTTGGTAATTGAGTGTAAGCTTCACAATAATATACAAACTCACCCTTTTTATCTTTTTGAATTAAAGAGTGCCAGATGTTATGATATTTTTTACGGAACCATCTACGTTCTACTTCACTTCTAAAACGATAACCATATCTTTTATTACTTGTAAATCTTTCCATATCTACAGTTATCATTTTGTTTTCTATTGGGCAATTAATTCTATTGTCAACATATAACGTTTTACCTACATCACCTTCAATTTCTAAAGCATAAAGGCCAGTTACATTAACTGGTTGTTGTGTATATCCTTTATCAATATGCCATTCTAAATTTGTATTACCATATAATTCATGGTGTTTACCATCAAGGGTTACGTCTAAAAAAATTTTATCCATAGGATCTTGTGGTGCAATTTGATAATATTCTGTAAGAAAATTAAATAATTTTAATTGGGAAGCTGGAGTATTTTCAATAACAATCAGATCAACTTCATTATTAACTAATGGAGTTAAATTTCTATTGTTCCATTTTTGTGTAATTAATTCCATCATTTCTCCTAAATTGATGACCTGTATAACCTATATATTGTAAACCACTTTCGGTTTTTTGATAAGTTACATAATGAGGTCCATCAAAGTTCCAATTATGTTTTGAATATTTATTGTGGCCTTTAATAACTCTTTGTAATGTTTTTTTACCTTTTAACTCCATAGATGTAAAGATACATCCAAATCCTTTTTTAATACAAAAATCTGTTTGTTCTTCTAATAAATTGGATGAAGATTTTTTAAATAAGCCATCATAATCTGATGGTAATAAACCTGTGTTACCTTCTATTAAAGCATATCTATCAAATATTCTTATTGAATCATCATAACAAGTCCTATGTAGCATTCTTGCTGTTGAAACAGGATTGCCCTGTTCATCATATCTTATAGAAACACCTATAACAGATTCTTTCATTCTTTCTTTAGTATAATTGATGGCTCTTTTTCCACCTTTTTGCATAATAATATTATAGATATAATCAATGTCTTTTTGAATATCAATTGGAGCCACTTCAAAAGTCTTAATCATATTTTATCATACGAATAAAAAAGTATGTAGGATCAATTGGACCTAATCTTAACTTTTTAGTATTTTCGTGATGTGTTTTGTGATAACCTTCTCCTGCTGTAAATAAATTTAACCAATGACTATTGGTTGCTTTTCCATTTTTGTGTAAGTATGCGTTAAACAATCCAAATAGATGTGAACTTAAAACACAAGGTAGACAATAACCAAATATTAAAAGTAGGGGGTTAATTAAAAATAATATTGTAATTAATAATAATACTAATTTAAAATAATGTCTATGAAAGAACATTAAAATTTTATTATTTATTAATCCTTTAAAAAACCTTCTTTCTATTTTAACATCCAGTCCCCATAAATTAAAATAGATTTTCCAAAATCCATGATGTACAGGAGAACTAGGGTCTTTATCTGTATCTGAATAAGTATGGTGTTGTCTATGAATTGCAGCTCGTGTTAAGTATGGACCTGACCCAACAAATAAACTTAAAAAATTAGTAAACCATTCAAACCATTTACCTGTTTTAAATGAATTGTGGGAATAATATCTATGATATCCAGCACTTGATGAAGTAATAGTTACAAAGTAATACCATAAAAATCCTGCTAACCACATCCATAATTGCCCGTAAATGAAACCTGGTATTAATGCTAAGTTACATAAAAAATGATTGATTAATAATTTGTGTGTAGTTTTTAATGATTTCATCATATAACATTTTTTTAAGTTTCTATATCTTCAACACTACAAGATATATTATTTGCTGAACAATAATCCTTTCTTTCAGCTAAGGATGTTATACTAAGTTCTTCATCTCTAAATTTTGCCCAATCAGTTGTAGTATTAAATAATACTGAAATTGTATTAGTGAGATTATCTTCACTTGTAACTGATTCTAAAGCTTGAGCTTTTCCTTCAGAAACATATTGATTAATTCTATCAGTAACATTACTAGCAGGATAAAAAAAGCTAGTATCTGTTGTTGGTCTTGTTTGTATTAATTTTCTTGTATATGACATTATAACTCCTATTAAACTATTTATATAAATTTAACTATATGTATTCTATCTTCTAAAGTCTTATAAATATAAACATAGGAGATTTATATGGGGATATTGTCAAGAATAAACAAGTTTTTTTCTAGTCTAGTTAGTGTAGATACTAATAAGGTATTATCAAAAGATGATATTAAACAATTAGTTAAAAAGACTAAACTTGAATTAGAGAAAATTGGAAGAAAACTTGGGATAGAATTAGATAGAAGATTTACTAAATCCAAACTTATAGCAAAAATTAAAAAAATTAATAGTAAGAGTAAATAATGGGCGCAATCGCTAACTTAATTATAGATCAAGGTTGTACTTTTTCGTCAGATGTATCAGTCAAAGATGGAGCTGGAGTTGCATTTGATTTGACAGGGTATACAGTTTTGGCTAAAATGGCACTTGGTTTTTCATCTACAAGATCAAGAACAACCATTACTTCTACAGTAGCAAGTGATGCTACCACAGGAGTAATAACATTGACGTTAACACCTGCACAAACGGCGGTTTTAGATGCACCTGCAAGATATCTATATGATATTGAAATAACTTTAACATCAACTGGTGCTGTAACAAGGGTAATTGAGGGATTAATTACTACACGACCACAAGTAAGTATATAAATAGAAATGTATACAAATTATATAACTTATATAAAATAGGAGAAAATATGAATAGCGATTTGAGTACTGATCAAAACAAAGAAACAGTTGTTAATACAGCTACTGGCGCAGTTACTACTGGCGCGGCTACGGCCGATGCAGCTGCTGGGGCTCCCGTATTACCAAATATTTTTATCAATGGCAAAGAATATAAACAATCCGAGTTATCTCAGGACTGTATAAATTCAATTGCCCTTCGACAAGATTTACAAATTAACAGGTTAAGAGCCGTTGTTGAAGTTGAAAAAATTGATGTCTTAACAAAACATTATGATGAGAAAATTGAAAAGTCTTTAAAGGAAAAAGAAGAAAAAGATAAAAAAGATAAAAAGACTGGTACTGGCAAAATAACAACATAGATTAATCTATCCCTTATTATAAATATAATAAACAGGTATTATAAATATATCGTAGTGTTATAATAAGGGAGACTATGGCTATCGTAACAGCAACAATAGACGCAACTCTAACAGGACCACAACAGGTATCAGTTACATTACCTGCATCTACAGGTTCGCTTAGTTCATTAAATTCATTAACAGACGTAAATGTTACAACGTTATTAGACGGCGCTCTACTTCAATATAATATTACAACAGGAAAATGGGTCAGTTTAAATGATATCGTTACCGATACTGGAGGAAATCTATTTTTAAACTGCGGGATTTACTAGTCATAAAAATGGGAGATATTCATGGCAACAGTACTTAAAATAAAACGTTCTTCAACAGCTAACGTACCAGCAACATTGGGGCAAGGAGAAATAGCATATTCATGGGGAAGTGGTGCAACTAATGGTCAAAGATTATACATAGGAACAGGAACAGAAACAGGTGGCAATGCTGCTAATATAGAAGTAATTGGTGGTAAATATTATACAGATAGAATAAAATTTGGTGGAACAGATTTCACACGTAGTATATTACTTGGACATACAACAACAGGAACTTTAGATGCAGCTATTAATAATACAGGTGTTGGTTTTGAATCTTTAGATGCTATTACAAGTGGAGATAATAATACTGCTTTAGGTTATGATTCTTTAGGTGCTCTTTCTTCTGGAGGTGCTAATACTGCTATTGGTGGTAATGCAGGTATGTCATTGACCACAGGAAATTATAATACGGCAGTTGGCCAACTTGCGCTTCTTACAGCTATAGGATACCAATCTTTAAGAACTACAACAGGCCACAGTAATACAGCATTGGGGAGAGATTCTGGATATGCTGTTTCAACTGGAGTTTATAATATTTTAATCGGAAGACAAGTAGGTTATAACATTACAACAGGTGACGCAAATGTAATTATTGGAAATGTTAATGCTGATTCTGCTACAGCTGACCATCAATTAAAAATTGCTGGTTATGATGGTACAACAACTGTTAATTGGCTTAAAGGTGATTCAAGTGGAAAACTTGTAGCAACTGATGGAGATGTTATTACTGGAAAACTTGCAGGAACAGATTTTGCAAACAGCGTATTAGTTGGTCATTCAACAACAGGAACTTTGGATGCTGCTCAATATGATACTGGAATGGGAATTCAAGCTATGACTTCCATTACTTCTGGAGGTAACGATACTTGTGTTGGTTTTCATGCTTTAGCTGATCTTACTAGTGGAAATCATAATACTGCTTTTGGTGCATACGCATGTGGTGATGTTATAACAAGTTCAAAAAATGCAGGTTTTGGAAGTGGTTCATTACGATTAGCAACTGGAGTTGGGAATATTGGTGTTGGTTATAATGCTGGAAATAATATTACTTCAGGTGATGGTAACGTTGTAATTGGATTTGCGGATGTTTCATCAGCAACAGGTGATGACCAGCTTTCTATTAGTAGTGGAGATGACGGATCCGTAGTTTGGATAACTGGTGATTCAAGTGCAAATTTAACCTTCTCTGGTAAACTTCAAAGTGTAACTGATCCAACAAGTGCTCAAGACGCAGCTACTAAAGCGTATGTAGATACTCAATTAACAGCAGAAGATTTAGATGTAACAACTGATAGTGGAACAATCGCAATTGATTTAGATTCAGAAACACTATCTGTTACAGGAGGCACAGGTATTGATACAAGTGCTACAGGTAATGCAGTTACAGTTGGAATTGACTCAACAGTAATTGTAGGTAAGACTGAAGGAACAAATTTTACAGACAGTTTAATAGTTGGTCATACAACCACAGGAACTTTAAGTTCTGCTGAAAAAAATGTTGGAGTTGGAATTGATGCTTTAAAATCAATTACTTCTGGAGATAATAATGTTGCTTTAGGTTATAAAGCTTTAGAGGCTACTACAACAGGTTATAATATTGGTATTGGTAGTAATGCTTTACTTGTAAATACAACAGGTCAGGGTAATGTTGCTATAGGTAGTGATGCTATGAAAGCTAATATAGGAGGCCAATTTAATATTGCTATAGGTCTGAATGTTTTAACCGCTAGCACAGGTAGTTATAATACTGGTATGGGTACTGCTGCTTTAATTACTAATACAGCAGGTAGTTTTAATACTGCTATAGGTATGGATGCTTTAAGAGGTAATACAACAGGCCAACAAAGTACTGCTGTAGGTAATTATAGTTTAGGTGATAATACAATAGGTAAGCAAATGGTTGCTATAGGTTACTCTGCTTTAGATAAAAATACAACAGGTAATTATAATAGTGCTGTAGGTTATTGGGCTTTAGGGGCTAATACAACAGGTGAATATAATGTTGGTATGGGTCATGAAGCTGGAGATAATATCACCACAGGTTCTGGGAATGTAATTATTGGATCAGTAAATGCTGCTTCAGCAACTGGTTCAAGACAGTTATTGATAAGTGGTTATGATGGAACAACAACTACAACTTGGATACAAGGAAATAGTTCTGGATGGGTTGGACTAGGTGTAACTCCAACTACTCCGTTTGATGTTCAGAATGGTACTAGTTTTTCTAAATTTAGAACAACTAACAATAGTATAGCTCTTCAAACAGAAGCTGGTAATGTATCAGGAGTAAGTTTAGGTGCAGAAGGTGGTGCTGGTCATCCTACCATTTGGTTCCGTGGTCAACAAATACTTGTAGGTCTTAATAGTAGTAGAGGATTAGCTTTTGGAAGAGGAGTTAATTGGTCTCATGTTCCAGCTGACGAAGATCATATACACATAGTAGGTAGTGTTGGTATTAATGTTGAAGATCCAACTGAAGCTTTAGATGTAAGTGGATCAGCAAAGGTAAGTGGAACAGTAACAACTACTGTTAATAGTTTAACTGGAGTAGCTATTCCAGGTAAATCAGGTGGAACGAATTTTACAAACAGTTTATTAGTAGGTCATTCAACAACAGGAACTTTAGACGCTGCTATCCAAAATACTGGAGTTGGTGTTCAGGCTTTAGATGCACTTACTTCAGGAGATAATAATACTTGTGTGGGTTTTCAAGCTGGTACAGCTATAACAACTGGGTTTCAAAATACTGCTATTGGTGATGTTGCTTTAGATGCAGTTACAACTGGCGGATTTAATACAGCATTAGGAAGAGGTGCTTTAGGTGTTCTTTCAACAGGTTCAACTAATACTGCTGTCGGAAGGTATGCATTAAAACTTGCTACAGGTGAAGGAAATACTGCTCTTGGAAAAGATGCTGGTGAGAATATTGCTGCTGGTGGATATAATATTTGTATTGGACATGATGCTGGGGATAATATTACATCAGGTTCTGGAAATGTAATAATCGGAAAAGTTGATGCTGGATCAGCAACAGGTTCAAGACAATTAGTAATTGCTGGTAATGATAGTTCAACAACTACAACATGGATATCAGGAGATTCTAGTGGAAATTTAACTTTCAATGGTAAACTTCAAAATGTAACTGACATATGTTGATGCTGTTGCAACTGGTTTAGATGTAAAAGATTCAGTTAATCTTGCGACAACAGCTGCTTTAGCTGCATCTACATACGCTAATGGTGCAGGTACTATAACTGCTAATGCAAATGGTGCTTTAACTGTTGATAGTGTTGCAGTTGCTGTTGATGATAGAATTTTAGTTAAAAATCAAGCTGCAGCATTACAAAATGGAATTTATAAAGTAACAGCAACAGGTAGTGCTGGGGCTGTTTTTGTATTAACAAGAACACCAGATGCTGATACAGCTACTGAAATAACAGGTGGCGCATTTACTTTTGTTGAAAAAGGTACTATCAATGCTGATAATGGATATGTATTTACCCATGATGGTACTCCTACATTAGGAACAACAGCAATTACAGTTGCACAATTTTCTGGTGCTGGACAAATTATTGCTGGTGCAGCTTTATCAAAAACAAATAATACTTTAGATGTCGAAGTTGATGATTCTTCAATACAAGTTACCAGTGATGCTTTAAATGTTAAAGCATTAGGTGTTACAAATGCTATGTTAGCGGGTTCAATAGCTAATGCAAAATTAGCAAATAGTGTAATTACAGTAACAGATGGAACAAATTCAACAGCTACTGCTCTAGGTGGAACAGTTACTTTTACTGAAAGTGAAGCTATTGATATTACTGAAAGTTCTGGTACAGTTACTATTGCAGCTGAAGTAGCAACATCTGCTAATAAGGGAGTTGCAAGTTTTAATACAGGTAATTTTACAGTCGCTAGTGGTGATGTTACTGTTACAACTATTGATGGTGGAAGTTATTAATAAAATATGGCAACAATTATTAAACTTAAAAGGAATGAAACTCTTGGTGATGTACCAGGTACTGGTGATTTGGCAACAGGTGAAGTTGCGATAAATTCTGCTAGTAAAGCAATGTATGTGAAAGATTCTGGAGGTAATATAGTTCAAGTTGCCTCTAATGATGTTGATGAAGCAACGGCCTTAGCAATTGCGTTAGGATAAAAAAATGGCAAATACATTCAAGGTGAAAACATTTGGTGGCGGAAGTACTAATGCTAGTACAGCAATGACAGTTTATACTACTCCTTCAAGCACAACATCAATTGTTTTGGGTTTAACACTATCAAATATACTTACAAGTAATATAGAGGCAACAGTAAATTTAGAAAACAATGATGGTAACAATGTGAGTATTGTTACAAATGCTGAATTGCCTGCAAAATCCTCGTTAGAAATAATGAGTGGAAACAAATACGTTATGGAGACCTCAGATATTTTGAAAGTTCAGTCTAATACTGCAAATAGTTTAGATACAACTTTGAGTATAATGGAGATTACTTAATGGCCACTTATATAGGAACTTCACCTGCTAGACTAGCAGTTGTTAGCGATAATACAATCAAATCCACTTCAATCATAGATGGTTCTATCA